AATGTTTCATCAGTGTTAGTTACAGATAAAAGGGGTTCTCCTGTTGAAGTAGATGCTCCGGTAGAAGAATCATACGATTGGTTCTAATATTAAATTAAAGTTCGTGTGTAGTCTTACTCCAATGAATGTAGGCCAATTGGGTGCAAAGCCCATCCTTAAAGGAGGAAAAATAAATGAATGATATTATAGAAGAAAGATTCATTCTTAAGGGAGAAAGTTATATTGCTGACTTAGAGAAAGTAGATTTTCTCACTTGGAATGAAAATGATAAAATAGCAGAAACTTACTTTTTGAAGTTTCATATGGGACAAAAAGAAGTAAGGTTTATCTGCTCAAGTAAAAAAGAATTACTAGGCATTATTAAAGCATGGTGTTCTGCTAACGGTAAAAATATAGATATAAATGAAGATAACATAGGTGATTGGCTTGCTAGGGACTAAGAAAGAAAAAGTAAATTTTAAGGAATTGATGGCTCAAAAAAGAGCAAATAGGAAAGCACGAAAAGTTTTAGGTATTTGGGGAGAACCCAAGACCGGAAAAACAGGAATTGCGTTAGATTTTCCCGATAAGAATATTTATGTTCTTGATTGGGATAGAGGTGTTGAATCAACATGGTTTGAACATCACGATGCAACCGACCGAATTAATGTGTATTGTCCTATTGTAATGCGAAAGGATAACATTTTAGATATTGATAAGAGTGAACAAAACTCTCTTGACTTCATTAACTTTGCTAAAGAACAAATGGAAGCGGGTGAAGACATTGTATTCGTTATGGATGGTGTTGATACTTGGCTTGACAGTTGTATTCTAAAGGTTAATCCTAATCCAAGAGTAGTTACAAAGATTATGCCATTTCAGTACGGTAATAGAAACAAGACTTTCTATTTCTTATTGGAAGCAATTTATCAATTAAATTGTGATGTAATTTATATTACTCATGAAACTGAAAAGTATATTGACAATTCACCTGTTGGTGTTCAACCTGCTTGGAAAGATTGGGGCGGAAAACTAGAACAAGAGATTTACTGCTCAAAGAAGAAGGTAAAGAATGAATTACATTTCTTTGCTGAATTGATTGGTTCAAGAACTAACGGTAACTTGGTTGGAAAGAAATGGACTGTGCGTGAAGGAACTCCCCCTAATATTCAATGGAATGGCATTCCTGAATTAAGGGAGGGAAAGATTTGAAATTTGTAGTAAATAATAAACAGATGGAGAAAGCACTTTCGGATATACAAGGTAAAGGAAAGTATCTAGGTAATGGTGGGCTAAGTTCATCAAAAATGGGAACATACTTCTATATGACATTAACAGATAATGTACTGGAAATATGGAACGGAGATATGACATTTGGATTAAACATTACAGTTGAAGTAACTGGAATAAGAAACGGTGCTTTTATTGGTGATGCTGCATTAATTATACCTTATCTCAAAAAGTTTGGTGAAGATGTATTGTTTGATGTTGGTGACTTTTTGAAACTTACATCGGGTAATAGAAAGGCTTCTTTGCCAATGGTAGTTAATCATCCAAATATGGAGTCTATTTCTCGTATTAGGGAAATGGTGAAGCACATATCCTATGAAGAAGAATTAGATAAACTTTGGTCTTTTGGAGCGCATAATTTTGAAGGTGCATTTAAACTGAGTAGTGAAACATTCAAAGAAGCATTAGGGCTTTGTGAATTAGTGAAGAGTGGTGTTTATAAATTAAATTATCTTGGTGGTAATGTAACCTTTTCAAGTAGAACAACTGCTTCAAATCAATATGAACAAACAATTCAATTAGCATTAGCGATGGGAGAAGATGCAACCCTTGAGTATTCGGGGCCTTTGCACAATTTCTTTGATAAAGAACAAATCTTAAATTTTTATGTTAAGGATGAGTTTCCTTTACTTATTGTAGCAAACGATAGAAAAATATTGAAAGCCCCGTATTCGGGTGGTAATTAAAATGATAATTAGTAAATGTATAGATGATAAACATATTTATTCTGCATGGAGAGAAAACGGAGAGCGTAAGTTTAACTTAGAAGCGTTTGACCCTTATTTCTTTATTGAAGATAGTGAGTTTGAACATGAGAAGTATTCTGCTAGTAAGCATATTACTAGACCCTTTAAATATGAAAAGGGTGATTGGGTTTCTTTAAAAGGAAAGCCACTGAAAAAAGTAATTGTAGAAAAAGCCAGTGATATTTACAAGGCTCGTAAAATGTGGAATACTACTTATGAAGCAGATGTACCTTTTGGCTTTCGATATGCCATTGATAAGGTAGATAACATGCCGGAATATAAACTGCGTAAATGGTACTGGGATATGGAATGGCAACAAGGTGGAGAACATCATGATAAGATTACTACTATTGTAATGTATGATAATTATGATAAAGAGTATTATCAGTGGGCTTGGTTTCCTAATTATGAAGGAGAAGAGTATTTACACTTTGATAATGAAAAAGAAATGATTGAATCCTTTATTCGAGTTATGGTAGATAAAGACCCTGATATGTTGATAGCATGGTTCGGATTAAAATTCGATTTGCCTAAATTGCTTGAAAGATGTTGTGCATTGGACATCAACCCTATGCTTATGTCTCCAATTAACCGAATAGAAGGCGTTAAGAAAGCCGGAAATGGGTTTGTTTTCAGTAAGGGTGAAAGTGGATTCTCGCCCATACAACAACCATTAGGGGGCCGCATAACCCTCAATTTAGACCTAGCCTTTGAGAGACAGTGGAATGATTCACAAAGAGGAACATTACCCTCAATGAGTCTTGAATATGTTTCTCAAACATTATTCGGTGAAGGTAAATCAAAGGAAACTATTTTTGAAGACCCAAATGAATTTTATCGTAGAGGTTGGCTTGAAGATACAGAAGCATATTTGAAATATGCTTTGATAGATGTTGAATTACTTGTAAGAATAGACGAAACAAACTTCTGTAGTGAGGCTATTATCGCCTTACAAAGATTGCTCAAAGCACCCTTTGAAGCGTGTTTTTATGCGAGTCATATGGGTTCTATTTACTTTATGCGTAATGCAGATTGGATTTGTAAGACTGGAAGTAAAGTCGATAAAAGAGAAGAATATGAAGGTGCTATGATATACGACCCTCTTAGTGAAGGTACAAATGGATTACATCTTAATGTAGCGGCTTTTGATTTTGCCGGATTGTACCCATCAATGATGATTGCTAGAAATATTTCTTGGGAAACTAAAAGTGAAGAACAGACTGAATTTGCAGTTAATATTGCAACTCCAAGAGACTTTAGCCCTGTAGAAAGAAAGCACATGTTGTATTATAAAACAGATAAATTAGGACTATTGCCGAGAGCAGTTCTTGAATTGAAAGAGTTGCGAAATGAATATAAGCGTCTTATGCGAGATGCAAGAGAAAGCGGGGATGATTTAGAAGCAGTTAAGTGGCACAATAATCAAATGGCTGTAAAGCGTTTAATGGCATCTTTTTATGGTATTGTTGCGTTTCAAGGATTTGGTTGGGCTGATGTTAATTTAGCCGCAAGCATTACTGCAAGTGCAAGAGAAGCAATTAGATTAGCGGCGTTTAAGGCTAAGGAGATGAAAGTATGATACAGAAACATAAAGATTTGGGAGATTTAACTACTACTAGTACTGAATGGTATAGACCTCTTTATTCTCATTGGGAACAAAAAGACATAGATAAGTTTGAAGAAGAAAATGGTGTAGCATTTTGCGTTGTTGAACAGGGCTTTCCTGTCACTTGGGGATTCGCTAAACTCAGACCGCTTGAAAGTCTAATTGAAGAGAACGGAAAAGTTCTTCATAAAGAAGAAAAGTGGAATGGGAAATATCTAGGTATTCGTTTTGATAATAATGAGATTATTAAATATGAACCAAACTATGATAATGCAACGGAACTACACTATTTTAATAATTTATCTCTTGTAATATGTAATGATGGTCGTTGTGAAGGCATCATTAACATGGAAGGAGATAGGTGCGATAAACGACAACATGCGGGAGATTTTTGCGCTACTTGTAAGAAATATAATGATAAAGTTAAGGCAGGTAAATTGCGTAAATGTAAATACTGCTCAAGCACTTATCATTCAACAAGAAGTTGTGAACTAAATCCAAGGGTAATACAAGAAAAATATAGAATTGACACAATTTTGAGATTAAGAAACAATGGAGATGAAAAGATGAAACTGTTAGAAAGATGGATATATGAAGCAATGTTTGAATTTAATGGAGTATTTACCATTGACCAATTAAGAGACAAGATTGTAGCAAAGAAAGGCAATAGTATTTATATTGGAAGCAATACACAAATTGCATCTTATCTTAAAAAGTACGGTACGCTTGTTGCTCCTAGGACATACAGGAGGAAATAACATGACAAGAATAAATGGGCGAATGAAAAAATGGGTTAAAGAAGCAATTCAAAACCATGAAGAACCATTTACTGCAAGTGAGATATATTCAAAGATTTTAGAAGACAAGGGCAATAGTATGTATATTACTAGCGTATATTCTGTTGGTGCTTACTTGAGTCAAATATGCGAAAAGAAAAAAACAAAAGAAAAAAATTTATATTGGAGAAGAGAGAAATGAGAACTAAATTTGTAACAGTTAAAGTATCATATGATACAGAAGAGACTTGGGATATTACTTTACAAGAAGTAAAAGAAATATTTCAAATGATGAATAACCTGAAGCGTCACGCTATCATTGTAAATATAGAACAAGG